GTGAACACACTGCAAAAAGGGAAATGGTTGAGCTTCCTGTGGTGGTGATGCACACTGAAGAACCCAAGCCCAAGCGCAAATACACTCGGAGGCAAAATGTTAAAACCTCTGCGTGACAAGATCATTGTCAAACCTGAACAAAGGTTCACGTCTGAATTGTTGGATTTGAGCCAAGTCGGTGGTGCTGACACCTGTGGATATGTTGTGGCCTGTGGCCCAGAAGCCGAGGCTGAAGGGCTGAATGTGGGCGACAAAGTGCATTTTGGCACTGTGGCCAGGAATGCCAGCGATGAATATCTGAAGTTTGAGCCAATCCAAATTGACGGCCAGCGTCATTTAAAGATGAGCTGGCAAGATGTTGCCTTTGTGGAGGAAGCATGAAACCAGGTCTTTACGCCAACATTCACGCCAAACAGGAACGCATCAAAAAGGAAAAAGCCGAAGGAAAACCTGTGGAAAAGATGCGTAAGCCAGGTTCAAAGGGTGCGCCCACTGCCCAAGCATTCAAGGACGCTGCCAAAACAGCGAAAAAGAAATGAAAAAGCACGACAAGCCGATTGCCCATACGACCACGGGAAAGGGCAAGAACTACCAGCCGACCGAAAAAGGGGCTGGAATGACTGCCAAAGGGCGGGAAGAATACAACCGCAAGAACAAAAGCCACTTGCAAGCGCCTGCGCCACATCCCAAGACCGAGAAAGACCAAAAGCGCAAGGACAGCTTTTGTGCCCGCATGGGGGCAGTAGCAAAAGAGGCCAAGAATGGCGAACGGGCGAAAGCCGCACTCAAACGATGGGCATGTTAAATGATTGACCAACTTGAAAACCGCATTAAAGAGCTGCAAAATGCTGCCAAACAGCATGAGCTGGCTTTGATCCAAATTTCTGGAGCAATTCAGGAACTCACCAACCTAGTTAGCCAAATGAAAGGGGCAGAAAATGCCACTGAAGCACGGGACATCGGACAAGACGCGCCAGCAGAACATCAAGCGTGAGATTGAGGCTGGCAAGCCCATCAAGCAAGCCGTGGCCATCGGATATGCCGAGCAGCGCCATGAGATTGCTGAAAAAGGCGGTCATCATAGCCACCATAGTAAGCACTCACATCACTCAGATCATGGTCATCACAGTGGCCACATGAGTGCAACGCATCACATTGCCGAGCGTCACCACGCAAAGCATGGGAAATGCTGATTGTCGTTAAAATTCTTTTTTGATGACAATTACTTAGGATTTGACATAAATGGCAGAACGAGGCGCACCAATTGGCAACCAAAATGCGGTTAAAGCCCGCATGTTTTACGACAAGTTGCGCCTTGTTTTGACTCAAGAACCGCATCGACTGCGACAGATTGCCGAGCAATTGGTCAAGAAAGCCGAGGAAGGCGAGCCTTGGGCGATCAAAGAGCTGATTGACAGGGTTGACGGCAAAGCTCATCAAGCCGTGGCGCTGGAGAACTCTGACGGCACTCCCTTGCTGACGGGCATTCAGGTCACATTCGTCAAACCCGAATGACAACGCTTCAAGAAGCAATCGCCAATGCTGAATTCCCAGCAAAGGCTCAAATCCTGTTCCAACCCGCAAGTTCCCGTTATCGGGTGATGTATGGTGGCCGAGGCGGTGCAAAGAGCTGGGCAGCAGCCAGAGCGCTTTTAATCAAAGCAGCTCAAAAACCCCTGCGTATTCTATGCGCCCGTGAATTTCAAACATCCATCAAAGACTCGGTTCACAAGCTATTGAGCGACCAGATCGTTGCGTTGAATCTAACGAGCTTTTATGAAATCACTCAAGGGGCAATCCGAGGGCTGAATGGGTCAGAGTTTGCCTTTGTCGGCCTGAAAAACAACGTTGCGAACGTAAAAAGTTACGAAGGCATCGATATCTGCTGGTGCGAGGAGGCACAAAGCATTTCCCGCAACAGCTGGAATATCCTGATTCCGACCATACGAAAAGAGGGGTCTGAAATATGGATCACCTTTAACCCTGAGCTGGAAACTGACGAGACTTACCAGCGGTTTGTGGTCAAGCCGCCTCAGAATGCGGTGGTTCAAAAGATCAATTGGTCTGACAATCCTTGGTTTCCTGACACGCTCAAAGAGGAAAAAGACAGCCTCAAAGCCCGAGATTTGCAGTCATACAACCAGGTCTGGGAAGGGATGTGCCGCCAAACTGTCGATGGGGCAATCTTTGCCGCTGAGATGCAAAAGGCTGAAGGCGATGGGCGCATCACCCGTGTGCCATACGATCCTGTCAAGCCCGTTCATGCGGTCTGGGACTTGGGCTGGTCAGACCAGACGGCCATTTGGTTTGTGCAATTCATAGGCATGGAAACCAGGCTGATCAACTATGTTGAGGACAGCCAAAAGACGGTCAATTTCTACCTAGGCGAGCTTCAAAAGAAGGGATATATCTATGACACCCTTTGGCTACCGCACGATGCCGAAAACAAAACACTCGCAGCTGGTGGACGATCGATTGAGGAAATCGTCAGAAACGCAGGGTTCAAGACCAAAGTGCTGCCTAAGGTTCCAGTTGTGGACTCAATCAACGCAGCCCGCACGATGTTCGGGAATATGTGGTTTGACAGGGAAAACTGTGCCGATGGACTGACCTGCCTCAGACACTATCGCTACGATGTCGATCCTGATACGGGCATGTTTAGTAGAAACCCTAGGCATGACCAATACAGCCACGGGGCAGACGCTTTTCGCTATATTTCCATGATGGTCAGAGAAACGCCCAAAGCCCGCCCCAAACAGGCTATTGCCATGGCTGGCTCATGGTTGGCATAATATAGAAAAGGGCTTATATGGCAACAGTCAAAGCAACAGACGCAATTACCGACACCCGCATTGATGAGGCCATCAAGTTTTGGGCATTGGTAAACGAGGCCGAGAACATGAATCGGTCTGAAGCCCTTAACGACATTAAATTCGCAGCTGGTGAACAATGGCCAGTTGAGATTCAGAACTCCCGCAACCTTGAGGCACGACCCTGCCTGACCATCAATAAGATTGATGCGTATGTGCGCCAAGTCACAAACCAGCAGCGGATGAACCGCCCGCGCATTAAGGTGCATCCTGTCAACAACGAAGCTGATGTAAAGATTGCCCAAGTCATTGAGGGCATCACTCGGCACATTGAAGTCAACTCCAACGCTGACACGGCCTACGACACGGCATTTGATTATGCGGTGAGGATGGGTTGGGGTTTCTGGCGCGTGAACACCCGTTATGTGCGGGAAGATTCATTCGACCAAGAGATTTACATTGATGCGATTGACAACCCATTTACAGTGTATTTTGACCCCAATTCGGTGTTACCTGATGGATCAGACGCTGAACGGGTGTTGATTACCACTGTTGTGGATAAGCGCAGATTTCATGAAGAATATCCAGACGCAAATGATGGGGCAGACTTCACGCAGCGCAGCACTGGCGACTCGACTGCCAGCTGGGTGACCAAAGAGGATATTCGGATTGCCGAGTATTTTTACATCAAGCGGGTCAAAGCCAAGCTCTACCAATTGAGCAATGGCCAGTCGATGTTTGCCGACAGCAAAGACTTCTTTGAGCGCATTGAGCGTGCTGGTCTGACGGTGCTGAATGAGCGTGAGAGCTATCGAAAGCAGGTTCATTGGTGCAAGATGACCGCAATGGAAGTCTTGGACGAGCGCATTCTGCCTAACCGCTGGATTCCAATTGTCCCCATGTATGGGGCTACGGTGACAATTGACGACAAGCGCAAGCATTACGGCCTAGTCAGGTTCGCCAAAGACCCGCAGCGCATGTATAACTTTTGGCGCACCAGCATGACCGAGAGCGTTGCGCTGGCTCCAAAGGCTAAATGGCTGCTTGCCGAGGGTCAAGACGAGGGCCACGAGCAAGAATGGGCGTTGGCCAACCAAAAGTCTTATCCTGTTTTGCGCTACAAACAGAAAGACATTGAAGGCAATCCCGCCCCAGTGCCGACCCGACTCCAACCCGAACCGCCTCCGCTTGGGATTATGGAATCGGCTGCGGCCATCAGTGCAGACTTGCAGATGGTCATTGGCATTGTTGATCCCAATCAGTTGCCAAGCGGGAATATTTCAGGCAAAGCCCTGATGGGTCAGCAAAATCAGGTCGACCTATCGAACTTCCACTTTTACGACAATTTGGCCAGGTCGATCAGGCACACGGGCAAGATCATTTTGGACTTGATTCCGAAGATTTACGATACCCAGCGGGTTGTCCGCATCATTGGGGCTGATGGTGCGCCCGACATGGTGACCCTGAACCAACCCGTCCAGACCGCAGAAGGCATTTCTAAAGTGCTGAATGACGTAACTGTGGGCGAATACGATGTGGTGATGGACACAGGCCCTGCCAATCAAACCAAACGCCAGATGGCAGTCGAGGCCATGATGCCGCTGATGGCCAAAGAGGAAATCTTCCAAGCCGCTGGCGACCTGTTCTTCAGAAACATGGACTTCCCTGGCGCAGATGTGATTGCCGACCGTTTGGCAGCCATGAACCCGCTGGCTCAGATTGATGAGAAGTCTGAAGTGCCGCCCCAGGTGCAGATGCAGCTTGCCCAACAACAGCAAGTCATCCAGCAAATGCAGCAGCAAATGGCCGCTATGGGGCTGGATATTAAATACAAGCAAGGTGTCGAGCAGATCAAGCAACAGGGCGAAACTGCCCGTGAGCTTATGCGTCAGACCGCCAAAGCCCACAACACCGAAACAATGGCCGAGGTCAAGGTTAATGATCAGAACACTCGCGCCATCACCAGCCAAAACAAAGTCGAAATTGAGGCCATCATGGAGCTGCTGCTGCATCACATGGACACGGCAAGGCTGGAAAAAGAGATTCAAGCTCGAAATGCTGAACAGTATGCGTTTGCGTCAAAGGCTCAATCCGATATTCGTATGGGGGCAAACCC